CCGTAAGGGACCCTGCCGGTGCTTAATGCGCCGGATTACGTTCTACGTTTTCCCAACGTAGATTCGTCATCTCCACTGTTAGCGGAGAAAATCCGTTAACTCTACCTGCAAGGGAGCTACAATGGTTGCAATGACTCGTAAACGGGACTTGACCTTTCGGTCAAGCTCCGGGCTGCAGACGCAGACATCTCTTCCTTCGGGAAGTAAGACGTTTACGCCTCAGCCGTTGAGCATTGTTGGGAAACAGGAGACTGTTTCCGAAACTAATGTTGGGTGGCTTTTAGCTGAGCGCCTTCGTGATGATAAGGATTATCTTCCTTACATCTCGAAGGAACAACGCTTGCACCTTCAACATTTTGATTGGGGAAGTAACTTCACCACGAAACGAAACTTTTACAAAGAGAATGGTAAGGAGTCGAAAGACCCCACATTCTACTATGTAAGAGATGTTCCGGGTGGAGCTACGGACTTTGAGTATCTCGGGCCTTTATCGGCTCGATCTAACTCTGTAAGTCCTATATCTACTTTATGGCCGGTGCTTTCATATCCCGACGAGGCTTTAATAACCACGTTGGGTGCAACGGCTATAGCTAGATGTATTCCTACCAATCCTGTAAGTGACGTTATGGTATTTCTTGGTGAACTTAAAAATGATGGTTTACCACACATCATTGGTTCCTCCGCGTTTCGGGATCGAGCACTCAAATTCAAGAATCTTGGAGATGAGTATCTCAATGTCGAATTCGGTTGGAAACCGTTCATCAGTGATATCAAGAAGTTCGCATATGCTAGCCATAATAGCGAAGCTATTATAAAGCAGTATATTCGAGACTCCGGACATGGCGTCCGGCGCACTTACAAGTTTCCCACTGTCACCACTACGGAAGTAACTGACTTGACTCCGGGTTTACCGGCTCCAAGTTTAGTTACTAGTTATTACCGGAATGGTGCCACGTTAATGCCACGCCAAAAGACCAGGGTAACTACCGTGGACTATTGGTTCTCAGGTTGCTTTACGTATCATCTTCATCTTGGCTCTTCGAGCGAAGAAAAGATGGCGTTACATGCACAGCTAGCCAGAAAGCTAGCTGGCCTCGAGCTTACGCCCGAGGTACTCTGGGAATTGGCACCGTGGAGCTGGGCCGTCGACTGGGCTGTGAATATGGGAGATATTCTCCATAATTTCGCAGCCTTTGCACAAGATGGTCTTGTCATGAAGTATGGGTATATGATGGCACATAGTGTCATCGAAGATACCTATACGATCGGTGAAACGGCTTATCAAAACCGTTCCATCGGTCCCTTGAGTCAAACCTTTGGTACAGATATAAAGGTTAGACGCAAGGCGACACCCTTCGGGTTTGGCCTGAGCTCTGGTGGGTTTTCTACCCGCCAGTGGGCCATTCTCGCTGCTCTGGGTTTATCCAGAAGCGGGAGACAACTATGAAAACTGACATTCTGTTGGTTATCACAGTTGGTCTGATGTTATTAGAGAACGTAGTTATTATGTTCTTTATGTACATCAGATTGCTCAGAACCGATCGGTCGACATCCAGTCACCGATCTAACCTGAAAGAGTAATGCCATGGCTTATGCCGATCCACAATCCGTTACTATCAATGCGGTTGCTAACTCTCTTCCGAGAGTTAGCAGCGGCGTTAACACCGGCTCCTTTTCGAAGGACGATGGGAACGTCAAGCTGTCAGTTGCGCACTCTTATGGAAAGAGGACGCGTCGGACAGTTCGCCTTGAGCACCGGAAGATCGCTGCTGATCCACTGATTTCCGCGCAGAATATCGCCTACTCGATGACTTGTTATCTTGTATGCGATATCCCTACGACTGGTTATACAGTGGCAGAAGCGAAGCAGATCGTTGATGGACTAACACTCTATCTCACTGCAACCTCTGGTGCCCGTGTCACCCAGCTTTTGGGTGGCGAGAACTAGGATTGGCCGGAGATATTTCGGTTAGGCCGTGAAGACGGCTTTCGGTGTAACACATGGCTATGGATGTAGTACCTACCATATTAATGGAAGGATTACATGAAAAGCCTTATGTTACTCTTGCAGGAGGTCCTCAATGAATTGGGGACCTGGTGTCGCACAAGCACCGCTGCTGATTTTAAGAAAATCAGCAGTCGTGTCGAATATGAGGGGGTATCGTTTTTAACGATAACTCTCCCCGCGTTTGCATCAGACTTCGAAAAAAGCCTGGACATTCAGCGGGTGGCTCCCGACGCCTTTCTTGGTTTCAAGAGAAAGGGCGGTCTCCCCCTATTATTAGGAGGTTTCCTGGAGCTTGTATTCGACCGTGGAACGGGTCTATTGCTCGAGACTCCGTCTATAGACGCTATCTTTAGCATACGGCAAACCTGTCGTATGTTTCAGAAACTTTCGCTTCCTTGCAGCGATGCAAGAAATCGGAAGGCTATAGATGGATATCTCGAGAGTGAGAAGCGCATTCGTAGGAATGATGCCGTTTTGACAGATTCAGAGAAAATTGAATTTGTTCAAATGACATCCCTGCTTTGGCACGACATACTTAAAACTGTCGATCGTAAGATCGAAGGGGTTCACTCAGATGATCTGAGGGACCAGTATCCGATGCCGAAGCACGGGCCCGGAACCACTGCTGATGGGCTTCTTGGAAACAAGAAGTTCAATCAGTTAGAGTGGCCTGAGCGTTTGGAATATATCTTCCCTATGGGGGAGTATCTTATTCCGAACTGGAGGTACCGAGAGGTCCTCGACCGTGTGAATGTGCTCGAACCTGGACAAGAAAGACCTGTTGAGGTCCTTCTTGTTCCTAAAACGCTAAAAACGCCACGTATTATTGCCAGAGAGCCCACGTGTATGATGTATACACAACAAGCCCTGATGGCAGTTCTTACGGACGAGATTTCTCATCATGACACAATGAGTAATTTCGTTGGATTCGATGACCAAGAACCAAACCAGGTTCTTGCGAGAAAGGGTTCCAGTGATGGATCCCTTGCTACACTAGATCTTAGTGAAGCATCCGATAGCGTTTCTAATCAGCTCGTACGACTAATGATGACTCGGTATCCCCACTTAGCAGAGGGGACCGATGCCACTCGTAGTCGGAAGGCTGATGTGCCTGGACATGGCGTTAAACGTCTGTCCAAGTTCGCGTCTATGGGTTCAGCCCTATGTTTCCCGATGGAAGCTATGGTCTTTGCGACCTTAGTCTTCTTAGGGATTCAAGATGGGCTCAATAGACTCCTGACTCACAAAGACTTAATGTCTTTGAGAGGCCAGGTGCGGATCTACGGTGACGATATAATCGTCCCTGTAGATTTCGTGCGTCCCGTTGTTAGCAGACTGGAAACTTTTGGGTTTCTAGTGAATGCTAGCAAGTCTTTCTGGACCGGAAGGTTCAGAGAGTCTTGCGGCAAGGAGTATTTTGGCGCTGGCGATGTTTCTATCGTCAGAGTTCGCCAATTTCTCCCTGTCCAACGGGGGTGCGTTCCGGAGATTACGTCGACTGTTTCACTACGCAATCAATTATATATGATTGGTATGTGGCAGTCGGCTAGGTGGTTGGACAAATGGTTCGCGGATCGAAAGATCCCCTTCCCTGCTGTCCTTCCGACCTCTCCGGTGTTAGGCAGAGTGAGTAGTCTAGGGTATGATACCGAAACTATTCATCCAGGACTTCATATCCCTCTTGTCAAGGGATATGTCGATTCCTCAAGAGTCCCCAAGTCAAAACTTGGCGACTCTGGTGCCTTGCTCAAGTGTCTCTTGAACGAAGGAGATCCCTTCTTCGACAGGAAGCACTTAGAACGCACTGGGCGTCCTAAATCCGCCGACATCAAGATTAGGATGGCATCAGCGATTTAAATTTCGCTGGTGGGTGTGCCCTTGAAAGCACACCGTGAGGAGAGTTCTAGTCTCCTTTGGAGAGTTTTCGTGGAGTTGTGTTTTCTCTAACTTCCCCCCAAGGGAGGAAATAACAACTCTGCAAAACCTTGCATCGCC